CCATCGTCCCGACGCTCGCCATCGTCGGCGGAATCCAGTCGCCCGTGGTGTTGGGCGAGGCCGGGCACCCCGCGCCGGTCACCCCGGTCAGCGGGACGAAGGTGCCGGTCACCAGGTTGAAGACGAACGGTTCGTCCTTCCCGGAGAAGCGCCCGGTCGAGATCATCCCGTAGCACAGAGTCCCGATGACAATTTGCACCGAGACGAACCCGGGGGTGGTGAAGCCTGCGGTGTTGAAGATCGCCTTCCGGGTCACACCCGGGCGGGCGATGATGATCTCGGGATTCGACTGGTCGAAGATGAAGTTCTGCAGTAGCTGGCAGCTACCGGGGAACTCATTGGTCGAATCGTAGGCGTCCGTCAACCCTTCTGGGGTGAAACGCATCGGATGGCTTTTGTTGATAGCCATGATGCGCGCCTACATCGGTGATGCTTTGGTCGGCTTCAGGTTCCTGATGAACTTGAACTTCCGGGGATCGAGTTTGATGTCATGGATCGCGGACTGCTCGTCGCCGTCCATGATGAGATACGGGCGCAGCAACTTGTCGGCATTCGCGAAGTACGAGTCGCGCCGGTCGTCGCCGGTCACGCCCATCAGGCGTGCCGCAGTCGCGACAATGAGATAGTCGGTGAAGGGGAACCATGGCGTGATGTTCGACGTTTCGGGCGTCGTCAGATCCGGCTGGTTCACCATGTAGCGGTGGGTGAGGACTAATGCGCCAGAAGTTTGCGGGTAGATGAACATCTGTCCCGCGCTGGTCTTGTTCCCGATCCCGGTGAACAGACCGGGCGTGGTGTTCGCGGGTAGCGTCGGACTGTTATCCCATATTTGCGCTTGCGTCGATAGGTCGGTCGCAAACTCATACGGGTAATTGGAAACGGACGGCGATTTGAACTCGGCATCGAACTGCTCCATCGTGACCGGAGTCAGGAATTGCGTCATCGACGACGAGGTCGCGCCCCCGGCGACCGGCAGCGGGTAGAACAGATCGTAGGTGCGAAGGTAATCCGCTTCCAGCTTGAAGGGGCCGTAGCCCCCGGGGATTACCGTGATGAACTGCGTAACCTGATTCATCTTCAGGTTACGGTTGATCTTCAGATCTTCAAGGACGACGTTCAGGTACTGACCGGCGATGTTCACCATGCCGGTGCCGCCCTTGGCTTCCCATGAGGCGAGTTGGACGATTTGTTTCGCTTGCATCTCTCATCACGTCATTGCGAGCGTCTTTTCGGCTGCCTGGATCGCTGCGTCGAGCGACTCGATCCTTTGTTTCGCGGCGTGGACGTTCGGCTCGAGGTTGTTCAGCATCAACTGCTCCTGCGAACTCAGTTTCTTCCCGCCGTTGCGCTTGTTGATAAGTCCTTCCGCCGCGTTCTGCTGCGCGTCGATGTTGATCTTCTCGTAGGTGATCTGCGCCCGCTTGTTGACGACGTCGGCGCGGATGAACTGGCGGTCCAGCGTGTCCTGCAACCAGTCGATGCGCGCGTTCAGCCGCTTGCTGTCGTCCTTGTCGTAGATGTACCCCGTGACCCGGATGCCTCTCTTGTCGGAGAGGTTCAGGGTGATCTCGAAGTTGCCTACAATGCGTTCGCTGACGTCTGCCGGTCCCTGCGGCGTTTCGATCATCCCGTCATCCTCATCGAGATCGTGTTCTGCGGGTTCACGTCCTTGTTTGCCTTGCGATAGAAGTTCTCGTCGGAGCCGTGGATCTCGCGGTCATGCGCCCACATCCGGAACACCATGTCCTTCACGGTGCGCAGCGTGTCGATGTCGAGTTCCACCGTTGCGCCGTGGTAAAGCGGCATGCCGTTGATCTTCATGTCCGAGCCGCCGCACGGGGGCATGTTGATCTTGTAGAAGAAGGTCGGCAGTTCCACCGTCTTGAATTCGGGGCGTAGGATCTCGCGCCCGTCCTCCTTGTAGCCTGCGATCTTGTACTTCGCGAGGCGCCGCACCTTGACCAGCTTGCCGGTCGCCACTTCGCGATTCGAGTCCGCACCGAGGCTGTTGATCCCCTGCAGGGATGCGAGCAGGGCAAGTTCCTCGTCGCTGCGCTGCGCGGTCGCCGCCGCCAGCTTTTCCGTCAGATCCGCGATCTGCTTCTTGAGCGATGCGGTGTCTTCCGGTCCGACACCCTCAATCGAGGCGATCTCCGCGTGGGATTCCTTTCGCTTCAGAGCACGCTCGCGTGCCGCCGCCTTCTGTTCCGCTGTCCACTTGCGTGCCATCGTCTTGCTCCGAAGAAAATAGGGGGCGGGACCGAGAGGGATCGCAACCCCGCCCCCAGACAGGATGGATTAGCTGATGTCCGCCATCGTCCCGGCTGAGTAGCCCGGAGCAAACGCCGACGAACTTTCCACCCGCGCCATGAACGCCTGGTTGAGGATGATCGAGCCGTAGAAGATCTTCCACGACACCACCCTCGTCTGATTCAGCCGATCGCTCTTGTCGGCGCCTGTCAGGTAGAAGAACTCGGGGTTCTCGAGGATCACCTGCCCGTAGCTATGGTTGCCGATGAAGATCGTCGGGAACACGTTGACGCCGGTTGCGGGTGCAGCTGGCGGGGTTTGCGATACCCCGATGCCGGTGAGCACCACCGTCGAGCCGGACGCGAGTTGCGTTGCCATGCCGGCGAGCGGACCCGTGGTCGGCCCCGACGTCGTCGTCGCGAGGTTGACGGGCGAGGCCGTCGTTCCGATGTAGACGTTGAAGACGTAGCCGGGCAGCGTCGGGAGGGTGACCGTGATCGAACCTGTCGGGCCGGTGACGCTGATGTTGCCGCTGACTTGGAATACCTTCTGCTCGACGGAGGTCAGGATCGGGGACGCCGTGACCTGGATGTTGTAGGTCGCGGAGGTCGCGAGCGATCCGCCTGTGGTCGAGGCCGCACCCGTCACCAGCGCGACGCCGGTCCAGTACGGCATCATGTTCGTCTCGACAAACCGGACGCCGCCGAACGGGCCGAGCTCGTTGTTGTAGAGGCGATTGATATCGCTGTACGCCCAGGCGGTGTTGACCTGCGCGTTCTCGCGCATGTCCTGCGCGACCAGCGGATGAATCAGCGCAACGTAGTGCTGCATGATCGCCGGAGACTTCGAGGGGTCGCGGTACGCGCCCGCCTCGATCATCATGTCTTCGCGCTCGTCGCCGTTGAAACGCGGCGCTCCGTAGGTCAGGAGCGAGCCGACGATCTTGTTCGATTCGTGCGGACTCATCACGTCCGTCGCGACGATGGCAGCGCGGTTCGCGCGCCCGTTCGCGAAGTTGACCTGATTCGCGGATACCAGCGTGTTGAGCGTGTTGCGCTCGATTGTCTCTGGCATCTGCAGCGAGACAAGCTGGATCGCCTGCTGGAAGATCGGATGCTTGATCGTCAGGTTCGCGACGTCGGTGACGATCACGCTGTCGCCCCATTGCTGCGCGGTCGCGACCACCTGCACCAGTTGCACCGGCTCGCCCGGTGGGGCCACGCCTTCCTGCAACTGCGCGAACGGCAGCGGGAGCCGCTCGAAGCGCGTTGCCGTGTAGTTCACGCCCCGGTTGGTATCGAGGTGCAGAGGCTTGCCGAACTGGTAGGCGACGAGTTGCCGACGCGCGAGCGGCTCTACTTCCTCTTGGATGTAGTTCTCGACGTCCGCTTGAAACCCGGGCGAGGTTGACGCATTGACCACGCCGAGCGTCAAGAAGGCGGCGATCTTCCAAAGGAACCTGTTCATCGTGTGCTCCGCGTGATTAGATGGGACGCCCTTCAAGCCTTTCGATGCGTTTCTGGTGCTCTGTCTTGGCCCCGCTGTTCGCCCGCACATCGGAGCGCACGCCGGGACTCGCGCCACGGGCAACCCGCGTCGTTGGTTGCTCAATTGGCTTCGGTTTCGTGCTCTTCTTCACCTTGCCGCTCATGATGTCGTCACCGATCAACAGCCGCAGGACGGCGAGACGGGGGGCGTTCTGGCCGCGGCGATGCATCTCGGCCATCGCCTGCTCGACGCGCTCCGCATAGGCCTTGTAGACCTTCGGCTTCGAGAGCTCGAGGCGATCGAACGCGGCCTTGTCGGCAAGGTCGACCGAAGCGGCGAGCGCATTCTGACTCTCGCGCCGTCCGGCCCGGATGTTGCGGTTGGAATCGATCTGCCACTTGCGCCAGGCGTACTGCTCTTGCGTCGACTCGCCGCGGCGCACCTGGTCCCCGAGTTGCTGGAGCTCGCGCTCTTCCGACTCGTAGTCGGCATCGCCGCGGGGGACAGGCAGCGAACGGAGTTGCTGCTCCACCGATTCGCGGCGCTGGCGTTCGCTGTCGCGTTCGCGCTCCGCCGTTTCGGCGCGTCGGCGCGCCTCGCTGACAGCGGCGTTGTCCTCGTTCCCTGCCGGGGGAGGAGTCCCGCCGCCGTCTTCCGCGAGGTCAAGGAGATCGTCAAAAGAGTCGTCGCCGGTCGAACCCGAATCATCGATGCCCGTGGGTTCGGGCGGCGGTGCGTTCGGATCTTCCTCGCCCGGTCCCACTGCAAGCAGAAAGAAGCGCAGGAGTCGGTTCATAGCCCCATGGACCCGATGTTGTTAATCTGGATCGTGTTGTTGCCCGTCACCGTCAGCAGGAACAGCCGCCGGGTGTTGGTCGCGACCGTCATCGTGCCGACGAGCGTGGTGCTCGCGTCCCCCGCCGTCAACGTCCCGATCTGCCCGATGTTGTCGTTCATGATCGAGATCGGTTCCGCGTAGCTGCCATCGGTCGGCACCGCGTTACCGGCACCGATGAAGGACAGGATCGAGGCGGTCGAGGGCAGCGTGATGGTGAAGCCGCCGGAAGCGCCCGACGTGAGCCGCGTCACTCCGATGGTCGCCTGCAAAGGGGTGAGGTTGATGTTGGTGCCCGAGGTCGCAATGCCGAACCCCGCGGGCAACGCTTCCGAGTAGTTGTTGACGTTGCTGATGAGGCCGGGGAGTCCGAACGCCGCGCTCTTGTCCGGCGTCATCCCCGCTGGCATCGGGAAGATCACCGGGAACTTGAGGAAGCGGCGCGGAAGGATCAGCTTCATGCGCGTCTCCTTACACTACCGCAGCGTGCGATTCGACCGCCGTGATGGTCAGGAGCGGCGAGAAGATGCCCGTTGCGCCGACGAGGCCAGAGGTGTAGCCCGCCTGGTATTGCGAGACGGGAACCACTGCCGTGCCGGGAATCGTCGCGGCGGTCGCGGTCCATGCCGTGCCCGTGGTCGGGGCGACGATCTGGAACGACGTGGCGGAGGTCACCTTCGAGATCGGATACCAGCCCGACGGCAGCGTGCCCGCCGTCACGTTGATGAAGATGACGTTGCCGACAACCGGCGTGATCGCGTTGGTGCCGAGCGTCACCGTGTACTGGTTGGTGGAACCCACCTGCGCGAGCGAGGAGAAGGTGGTGCCCGAGGTGACCGCGGTGCCCGTCGTCGTCGCCAGCTGCGTGATCTGCCACTGGTAGATCCGCACGTTGCCCGCCGCGATGGACGTCGTGCCCGACAGCGTGACCGTGGTGTCGGTCAGCGTCGGCGTCGCGACCGTGCCCGCGCCGCTTGAGAAGATCTGGAAATAGCCGGTCTGCCCAAGGAACGGGTTCTGCAGGTTGGCGACGATGTTGTACGCCCCGTCGAGCGTCACCACCACCGCGCCGCCATTGGTCAACTTCTGGTAGAGGTTGCCCAGGTTCGACAGCGTCAGCGCCGCCCCCGCACTGGACGCGAAGTTGTAGGCCGTGTCCGCGACGTTGAAGGCGTTGATCTGCGCCATCACCGCCTGCAGCGATGCCGCCGGGACCATGTTGCCGTCGATCTCGATCAGACCCCCGGCCACCGTGGGCTGGAGCACCGTGGTGATCGGCTGACCGATGGGGAGGGAAAGGAAGTCGAGAGGCTTACGCGGCAGCACATTCATTGACGGACTCCTTCGGAGGGATGGTCAGCGCCCCTTGGCGCGTTATGGTGATCCGGTTATAAGGGACTTGTCAAATCAGCGCTCAGGGGAATAAGACCCAGTCCACCACCACGGCAGCGGTTGCCGCCGCATTGCCGAAGATGGTGAAGCTTCCGGACGCTGAGAGCACGCGCGGCACACTGGTCAAGGTCGCGTCGGCAGCGGCCTGGTTGATCTTGCAGCCGACGTGCGAGCTCGCCTTGCACAGGCTGTTGGTGATAACGACGCTCGAGGCGGCAGCGGCGATGGCGCAGCGGCCCGAAGGCGTGTTCGCCGTCGCGTTGCCCGGCGCGCCCGAGGTGTCGGTCGAGGTGAGCGCAACGCCGGACCCCGGTTGCGTCGCCGCGAGCGCGGACGCGCCGACGGTTTGGATGTCGGCGCCCATGCCGCTCATAGGTAGAAACTCACTTCAAGCTGACCGCTCGCTGCGGTCTGGATGAACTGCAGGTTCGCCGGATCGCCCGCGTAGTCGAGTTCCGCGCCGATGGCGAGCAGCATGCCGACACTCACGGTCGGCGCAGTGCCGTCATCACGCCAGCGCACCGACGCGGTCCCCGAGTTCTGGATGATCGTGTAGCCCACAGGCTGATTCAGCACCGTCTGCGGGACACTCTGCCCAGGCTGCACCCCGGGCACCGTGATGGTCGGGATCGTCAGTTTGGTCGCGCTCGCGAG